TACTTCAATGTATGCGGATGTTCCAGTTAATTCACCCGCAAGAAAACAAACATATACTGTTACACCAGACCCGTCTACGGCTACTGAGAATGACGACTTCGGTTTTGACGAGTCATGGGGTTCTTGGGAAAATGTTGATTAATATGGATATAAATATGTATAATAAACGAATAAAGAGAGAAACATAATATGGCCTATATAGGACAGTCTCCACTAGTAGATTCAAATGGGTCATTTCTCGGAGCAAACCCATATCCAAATTTTGAAAATCAATCGAAAGAGTACACTGCTACATCTGGACAAACAACATTTGCTGTAACGTATACCACTCTTGGTGTACTTATAGTATATATTAATGGTGTGAAATTAGATGACGCGGATTTTACTCCAACAAGTGGTACATCAATTGTCCTAGATGTTGGGGCAACTGTTGGCGATACTGTATATATTCAAAGTTACTCAACGTTTGCTTTAGGAACCGGAACTCCAGGAGCAGACGGTACAAATGGTACAAATGGTACAAACGGCACAAACGGCACAAACGGCACAAATGGTTCCGATGGAGCTGCTGGATCAAATGGTGCTGACGGTGCTGACGGTGCTGACGGATATAACTTCCCCTCTGGGACTAGGATGTCTTTTCAACAAACAGCGGCACCTACTGGATGGACCAAAGATACTACAGCTGCAATAAATGATTCTATTTTAAGATTAGTTACAGGTACTGTTACACCATCTGGTGGTTCTACTGGGTTCGCTACATTTACAGGCCAAACAGCAACTTCTGCTCATACACTATCAACTAGTGAAGTACCGAGCCACAACCATTCGGTTAGTTTAAACTATTATCAAGGCTCCGTGGCCGCCGGTAAAGGTTCGGCGAACCATATAAACACCTCAAGTACAACAACATCCTCATCGGGTGGTGGTGGATCTCACTCACACGGATTAGATCAAGATCTTAAATACTACGACTTTATTATAGCAAGCAAAGATTAAAAGAACTATTATATTATAAGGACAAATATATTATGGCAAAAGATGCGAAGATACTATGCCCAATGATGGGTGGAGAGTGTATTGAAGATGGTTCAATTAGAGATGGCGAGTTAGTGGCTTGTCGTTTTTGGGTAAATGTACAAGGTAAGCACCCACAAACTGGAGTGGAAATCTCTTCGGGTGATTGTGCAATTGCTTGGACACCAATGTTAATGATAGAAAATAGTAAAGTTAATAGAGAAACAGGCGCTTCGCTTGATTCTTTTAGAAACGAAATGGTTAAGGCTAACCACAATAGTCTTGAAACTCTATTAGCAGTTTCGAAACAAACGAATATTTTGGAGATTAAGGAATGAAACTTACAATTATACCATCTGACGAATCTGTCGGTATAAACGGAACTACTATAAGTAATCTAACGCTTGTTGGTATGCCAAATAACGTACACGCGCTTCAATGGGAAGACAGTGAAGGTGTAATAGAACACAGCGATTTTACACAGTCTACACTTTTTAGTGAACTGCCACAATGGGCCCTCGATGCAGTTGAGGTATATGGCGTAGCAGCAGAAGCTGCAGAGACAGAAGCCGCAGCTTTAGTGGCGGAAACTGAAGCAGAACCATTTGTAAACTTAACTCATACTGAAAAACTTGAACTAGTTAGACAAGAACGAAATAATAGGCTTACTGGCTCTGACTGGACACAACTTTCAGATTCACCTGTGGATGGTACTACTTACTTAACATACAGACAAGAGCTTAGAGATTTTCCTGAAACAATTGACGAGTCTAATATAGATTCATTAAGTTGGCCTGTCCTGCCTGCATGATTCAGGTAATCCAAGTTGATGAAGATAATCGACATGTGGTAAATACGGCAATGGTTAAATTAGGATGTCCGGCCAGTTCTCTGGGGTTTGGATTTTGGGATGGAGATAGATGTGTTGGTGGTACAACTCTAAATAAAGTGTTTATGCCTACACTCAATTTAGAGTTTTATTCTTCAGATTACTCTATGATTAAAGCAATATCATATGCGTTCTCTGAATTTTTTAAAGTAACAGGATCTTTAGTTGGCAAGATTAATAAAAGTAATACTAAATCATTAAAAATAGCTAAAGTTTTAGGCTTTAGATTATTGTATGTAAAGAACGGTACATGTACTGTGGAGTTAATACCAGAGAATTGGAGATTTAAAAGTAAAGCTCCATTAACAATAACAAGACAAAGTACGAAGAAAGAGGAAACATATGATAACTGAATTACTAGTAATGTTTGGAGCTAAGGCTTGTTGTATTGGTGCATCAGGAATTGGTGGTGCGTGTAATGCGGCAGTTCGTAGAAAAACTCCAATTAGAGATATAGCAACGAGTGTACTCGTCGGATGGGTTGCCGCTGAGTTTTTTATCCCAGCATTAATGGCTCATCTTGGGTTTGGTCCTGAAGTAGCACTTGCGATTGCATTTATGTTTGGCTATAGCGGAGTAAGAATGTTAGCTAAGATTGAAGGCGTTGCATTAGATAAAATAAAACTCCGAGGAGTCTAAGGTCTAGGCAACATTTGAAAGAATCAGTAAAAAGTAAAGCACCATTAATAATAACAAGGCAAGTTAGGCAAAGTTAATATGAACGAGGAATATGATCGAGCCGTTATGGATACGAAAATTAAAGAATTTGGTCGGGATATAAAATACCTCTATGGGAAGCTTGGTCGTATTGAGGATAATTTGGACACAATAAAGAGATCTGTTGACGAGATTAAATGGGTAGCAGTAGGTGGCCTTTCATTTTACGCACTTACCTTACTTGTTCGATTTACCGGCTAATATTAATGTTTATAAATAATACTATAATAAGTACACATAGGACACACAATGAGTAAAGCTAGAGATATAGCAAACCTGTTATCTACAGATGGTGACGGTACAATAGCGACCGCACCTAGAATTATTAGTCAAACAACCTTGCCTACATCCAACTTTAAGCTCGGTGATGTTTGGTATGATACAAACGATGACGAAATGTCAATTTGTATTTCTGTAGATGGTAACCTACAATGGAAGGAAATTTAGATGGCATATGCAAACTGGAGTGGATTTTTAAGACGTAAAGTTCGAACAAGTAGATCCGCCGCTATAACAGCTGGGTCTTTTGATGCGCCTGCTACTAATGATACAGTAGACTGGGGTAACGGTAAGTCTTATAAATTTAACGGTAAACGTTGGAAGAGAATTGACGAAGCTGATGAGCTGGAAGTAGATCTTGAAGCACAATCACAAGCGTCTCTACCAGCCCAAACGACTGCAGTCGCTGGCCAGTTCCTTAAAACTGATGGTACGGATGCAGATTGGTCTATTGGAGTTTCGACTCGGGTAGACGGTTCTGTATTATATCTTCGTAACGATGGAACTGAAGCTTAATTATGTTAGAATTAGTAAAAATTTGTTCTCAGTATATGAGTGGAAAAGTTCAGGGACTTGAACCATATGTTTTTGGACATATACTACTAGCATATAAACTAGACGAGGTCTCTGGATCTACCTTCGTTGATGATATGATTTCAACTGGGAATTCTTCTGTATTGTGGTCTGAGTTAGATGTTGTATACTCCGCATGTGCGATAAATCCACCAGACTGTGCATGTGGCACGGTAGAAGATTTTATTCGTAATGTTACAGCCCTATTAGACCTTCATTCTAAACCGTTTGTTACTCGACTAAACTCAAACTACTCATTAGAAGAAATTTCAAATGACTCTGATAAGTCTGAAGTAACGTTTATGTATGGTAGGTTAGAAGGCAACCTTGATGAGTTTTTAGCATTCGCTTCAATTGGATCTGAGTGGTGGAGTGCTCATATTGGAATTTTTCCTACTGTTAATTTAGACAATAAGTTATTAGTAAGGTTGGTTAATAATGCCTGATTACACTGATACATTTATATGGTCTGATACTACGGGTCTTGTGACTGTAAATATTCACGAAGTAAGAGATTACTATCTCACGGACGATTTTAAGTATTCCATCGATCCTATTGATGGAGCATACTTATTAGAGGGTTGTTGCGCTGCAGATATTAGACATCTAAGACCTACTTCAACAGATCCACTTAATTTAAATATTGCGCTATCTAGATCTAGATATAGTGAAATGAGGAGAATCTAATGGTATGGCCAACACCACGTCGCACGTGGACAACAGTGTTTGGTACTTCACGTGCAACTTCACGTGGTACTTCAAACATCACGACAATAAATACAACATGGGATAAAGCGACTGCGGGTGATATTGCAATCATTAATTCGACTACTTCAGAGGTAGAGGGATACGATTTTGATGGCGCCAGAACTGTTAATATAGATGGCACTGAAGTGAATGATGTCTATATAGACGGAACACTTATTTGGAGCAAATCCGCAGGCACGACTAGTTGGGAGACAACGGCCGCAACCTCTTGGACAACCTCTTACACAACGTCGTGGACAACTTACTTTAACACGACCCGAACCACCTCAGCATAGAGATACTATATGTCAAAGATTAATTTTTTATCCACGGACAATGTAGACTTACTTAATTCTAGGTTCTCCAGAGAACTACAATTTGGTAGACCACAATCAGAAGGTATTAATGCCATAAATCTTAGGGTTCTGGCATCTGATTGTAAATCTGTTTCTATTGGTAATGTGTTATATGACTTCCTAAGTAATAATACAGAGCATACTATTACCATTGATTATGTGATGGTTCAAAATGAACTAAACAATCCAGAACACGATGCCAATAAGACTATGCTTGAGGGTATGTTTGGTATAACAATAGATGTTATAAACTACTCGTCATTGGATGTAGCAGACCATCTTAAAGATTTACCAGATACTGGCGCAATGGCGCATAACTCTGTTGGGTCTATGAGTGCAATTATTCCAACCGTTATTTCTACACTTCCAACTCACACACAAGGTAAAATTGAACTTCTTGTAACGGGTAGGAAGAACAAATCCCATACAATAGATTTAGATTACATTAGAACTTATCATTCTGATATATTTGAATATTTTTATAATTATCATGTGGCTCGAGATTATTCTACATTGTTTAATATTAGACCTATCCTTGATGATTATGATGCGCATATGGACGAATATCTCAATTCACATCTATACATATCTGAAGTTGGTTCGGCACTACACAGAGCTATTGGAGTTGCGTTTTCTCCAGAAGTATCAGAACATTTTTCTGCATTAGATTTTCTTCCAGTATTACTTGACCCGTTTACATTAGTTGTACATGGTGAATCAGTAACACAGGCATTGGTTGATTCTTACTCTACTGAGGATATCCAACATATTATTGATTGGGAAGCAGAGAATTCTAGATCATTCTTTGTAGATTCAGAATATTCAAGACTTATAAATATGGATGTAACTTTAACTTCAATGGTATAAATTATGTACAGCAAGGGTGGGCAGTTCTATGATTATGAAGTTCCAACTAATCCTATCTGGGATATTAATAAGGTAGACCTTAATTGGAAGAAAGTAAATAACCTTATAGAGTTCTCAACCAAGAATTCTCGTATACTCCCCGATGAGCATCAAGCTTTCGACTTAAACACACACCCACACTCTATTATTATAGTCGACGACTTAATATGTCCAGATGCCCTTGAAGCCCTAAGAAACGAATACCATAAGATTCATGGCGAATACTCAGCCACATTCAACATCCGTAACAATTCCGTAACACCCTCAAAATACAAAAAAATTGTACACACTTCAAAATCAAAAGATTCCTCTGGTTTAGGTATTCATGACGCATTGCAATGTGTCACGGAACAAGTTTGGGATTATGGTAAGAATATTTTATTAAAAAATGGATATGAAGGTATTCATCATATAGACTCTTGGATTAATAAAGGGAAACTGAAAGGATCTGCAAAGGGTATGTATCATTTCATGCACTATGATTGTGACGAATACCTTGAGTTCTCAAAAGACTTATTCAGATTTCCAGCATGTGCTGCTGTACTATTCCTCAAGGTAGAAGAAAACTCTCACAAAACATACTTCCCAGATTTTGACCAATCAATAACACCAAAGACAGGAAGAGTTGTATTTTTTGATGCTAGATATCTTCATGGAGTTTTTCTAAATAAACTTCAAAAACTTGAAGACGAAAGAATTGTAATGGTGTCAAATTTATGGGACTACCCAACAAGATCAGAACAAATTGAAACTACTCATGGAGTTACTGGGTTCACTAGAGGATTAAAAGATGGAATTGAATATACAAAAGAAAACCCTTAATACATTAGGGTCAGAGCGGGCAGTATATATTATAGATGGACTATTCAATGAAGATGAAGTCTCAGCTTTATTTGATAGTGCAATGAAGTCGACATATACACTCAACGCCGAATGGGCTACAAACAATACGGATAAAGTAAAATTTATTTCTGGAAGAGATAACCTCGAATTTCAAGGTTCCACAACATTCTCTAAATTTAAAGATGCAGCTTTAAAAACGTTCGGTAGGTTTAATCTTCAGCTTAAACCATATGATGTTTCTGTGAACTGTACTAATCCAGGAGATACTCCATACGAACATAGGGATGGGTTTTGTAAGGATGTTTTAGATTTAACTTTTATACTCTATATAAATACTACATGGGATAGAAACTGGGGTGGTGAAACAGTTTATTATACAGATTCTGGAGAAGTTGCATTTTCTGTATTACCAAAACCTGGAAGACTAGTGATTCATGAGTGCATATTAAACCACGCATCACGAGCCCCTTCTATAGATATGCTTGCAGGACAACCACACAGATTTACTCTGGCTGCGAAGTGTACGAACAATATGAAATATTATAATTTTAAATGCGAAGGTGATTGTGTATAACATGTTAAATAATAGATTCTCCGTACCAATATGGATTAATTCCGTCGATGAAAAATATCACAGATACTTCAAATACCTATCAGAATATGTCCTCTTTCTGAAGGATAAGGATACTGAAAATTCTAGTCACGACAGATTGCAACATAATCGATCTGGTCTATATACAACATATCACTCAAAAAAACAAAATAAACTACTTGTTGACAAAGAATGTGAATATCTTAGAGAAATTATAACAGAACAAGTTCATGAATATTTTAAGTCTATGGATTTTGATTTTGATAAAAATAAGTTTTCTATTGTATCATTATTCGCTAATGTCATAAGTAAAGGTGGTTATCACTCCAACCACATCCACGAACAGACACCGTTCGCTGGTGTAATATATCTCCAAGTTACAGAAGATTCTTCACCTCTATATGTATTGTCCCCAATGGTACAACAGACATCCTGTATACCAATTACAACTTTTCATAAAAACGGTCCTACACAATTCGAACAAGCTATTAAACTTCCACCAAAGGTTGGAGATGTGGTTATGTTCCCTGCATATGTTTTCCATGAAGTAACACCATCTGCCGTAGATGAAGATAGAATATCTGTTGGATTTAATATTCAAATTGAAGCTAAATGAGTATGAATAATATGTTTGTTGATACTCGCGGAATGTTAGAGGTATCTAAAGACTTAAAGGTTTCTGTTAAACAAGTTGACGGGGCTGATGTGTTAATAGTTGATAATTTTTTCGCTAATCCAGAAAGAATACTTAATTTCATAGACACAACACCTGCTCCAATATGGAAGGCTGGTGCTAACACACGCAACTTTATTGACTACTATGATTGTAGACATATAATGGGGCTTGCTTACTTTGATCCTGTTAAAGGTACATGGCCAATGGAAATAGACAATACCCATGCAGTTTTAAAGTCTATGATAAAACACTTCTATAAAGTTGATGTTAAATATATGGAATCATATAGTCTGATCTCTAATATATTTAAAAATCTTAAAGAAAATAAAGGCGGACCACGCCCACATCAAGATGGTGGGGAGGTTATGACTTCGGTAATATATATGAATAAGGATGAAGATGGTGCGTCTGGTACATCATTCCACACATCTAAGTTTAACAATGTTGCCAATATAAACAACTTAACCTTCAATGAGCATAGAGCAATGAACGACTTCTATGCATTTCATAAGTTAAGTGAAGACGGTACAAATTATTATCTTGAAGATTATGATAAATATTGGGAAGAAGCGGACTATGTTGAATCAAAATTTAACAGGTTAGTAGTATTTCGCGGTGATATATGGCATTCAGCTAAACATACAGGGTCACAATTTATGAATGAACCTAGGAAAAACTTTATAACATTTTTAGATGTTATAAATTCAAAAAGAAAATATGACAAATTCTAAAGCGATTATACATGTTATACATAAACATAAAGAGAAAGTAACTAATCGGTTTATAAAAGACCTTGAGAAAAAACACGGAGTCTCTTTTAGGTGGGAACACTTTTCCAACAAACCTACAGACTTTAAACTTACGGTTAATGTTTACGATCAAAAAGTTAAAGTATATAACGACTCTTTGTTATTAGTTTCAACTGGTGAGCCAATGTCTGTAAAGCTTGACGAACATTTTGAACGCCTTGATATTAAAGTAAATGATATATCTGATATACAAGAACTTGAAGCCTTTTTAATTGAGGAGTGTGAAAAATTTGATATAGAATTATCTCATGATACTATGGCGGCAGAAGCACTTAATTTCAAATCATTAAGTTATTCATTCTTTGCTGGTTCTATTTTTATTACACCACAATCAGATTATGCTTGGGCATCTTATATGATTGATGCCATAACGAATATAAGTGAAGAGGACAAAGTTTCAGAAGACTTGGATTTACCACCTTGGGATATTCTCGAGGATATAAATGATTCTGCTGTTGATAGTTTAACTTCTGTAGGTAATGCAAATAATTATACAAATTACTTCAACAATCCCTCAGACAAGTATAAGTCCATAAGCCATAAAAAAATTCCTGATATTAAAGACCTTGTTATTCTACCCGGATCTAATATACTTAAGCAGCTTGTGGATCGTAATAAATTACTCGATCTAGCGCACGATGGGGCATATGCTAAACTTCATCCAGTTACATTAGATGAAGATATTGAACTAATTAAAGATATTTTTGGTAATAGGGTATTCGGTCCAGAGTATGGGTTATACGAACTATTTAATAAAGCTCAGACTATACACACAACATTCACTTCAGAGTCTGTGGTATATTCCGCGTTTAATAGAAAAGAACTACACTCGATTGCTGAGGATAACACCCACGTTCCCTCTTCATACAAAGGTTTAAATAATCATATATTTTGGATTAATGATATCGATAAAGCTGAAGAGTTTATTCAAACATTTTTTAAATCTGAGATATGTTGTCTATTTAGACCGGAAGACCGAAATGTTAAAGAAAAAATTAGAAGATATGTGGATTATATTAAATCTAAGGTAGATTATATTGTATAAATATAATAAGTCATAATTAACTATACTATAAGATTACTATGAATTTTACATTATCAAACAACGCAAAAGTAAAAATACTTCAAGCATTTGTGTATATTGTGTCAATCTGCACAGTTGTATTTGCCTTTGACTTGACATTATTCTTAGTTGCACTTGCACTTGGGTGGATTACATTTGGTATAGCTGGTTCAATTTGCCTACATAAACTATCATCACACCGGTCATTTGTTCCTAAGAATAAGTTAATTAAGTGGATCATCCTATGGTTTGGTACAATTGGATCACTCGGTTCAACTATATGTTGGGCAGCGGGTCACAGAGAACACCACGAACATTCAGATTTAAAAACTGATCCACACAGACCTTTTGGTTCTCCGTTCCATAAATTTAAAATGTGGTTCTACTACTTCCCAACATGGGATATAAGCCCTGCAATTGTCGCAGATCTTCTTCGAGATAAAGACCACGTTTTCTTCCACAAACATTACTATAAGATTGTATTGTCTTATATCATATTCCTTGGTATCCTTAACCCAATCTACATTGGGTACTTCTATGCTATTCCCGTACTCTACCTATTATTTGGTATTTCTTGGGCAACAGTTATAGCACATATACCACAACTCGGTTATAAATCATTTAGAACTTATAACTCGAGAGACTACACATATAATAGTCATATGTGGGGAATTATTCTTGCGGGTGAAGGTTATCACAATACTCACCACTCTAATCCTTGGCTTTGGAATACAGCTCTTTGCAAAGGTGAGTTTGATCTTACGGCACCAATAATTAAATTGATTGGTATTCCTAATGATATTCCTCCAAAACCTTTTGATGAACCTCGTACAGGATTTGCTCTGGTTGAAGAGCTAAGGGTAGTTAAGTTTAATCTTGAGAATGGTGGTCACGAATGACACACTACCAATTAACAAAACTATTCCAAGCTTTTAGTTGGGTAGGACTACTATCAGTATTTGCATTCTTCTTTGATTCTACCTTATTCCTCTTCTCGATATTAACAGGATGGTTATATTCTGGATTTGGTCTTGGTATATGCCATCATAGATATGCAGCACATAAATCTGTTGAACCGAGGAATAGATTTATTAAGTTATTTTTATTGTTCATTGGAACTATAATTACACACGGCTCTGTGATTGCTTGGACTATTACACATAGGTATCACCATAAGTATGTTGACGAAAAGAAAGATCCTACTAATCCTGCAGGGTCTGTTTGGCACAAGGTAAAGTGTTTCTTTTATCACTTTGAAAACTTAGAGGCAAACAACACGAATATAATGGTACTCGACCTTATTAGAGATAAAGACTTTCTATTCTTCCATAAGTATCATTTTCATATAGTCATCTCCTACATAGTTGCATTGGCATTAGTAAACCCTTTATATGTATTATATTTCTATTGTATTCCGATATGTTATGTAATTGGTACTTCAGGGTGGGTTACTACACTCAGTCACTCTCCAAGTACCTCTATATTCGGATATAGGAATTATAATTCTAAAGATTTGGCATATAACTCGTTATTTTGGCAAATATATACAATGGGTGATGGGTATCATAATAATCATCATGCTTGTCCTTGGTTATCAGATATGGCAGTAACTAAATATGAATTTGATTTATGTGGTAAGATTTGTCAGATAATAGGTAAACCAAAAAAACAAGAACCCAGCTCCGTGGAGATAAGTAAATAATGAATATTGAAGAACAAGTTAAGAATGTAATATCTAAACGATTGAGTATCGATATAGATAAAGTTAAGAGTGAATCGCGGTTAATTGAAGATCTGAAAGCAGACTCTCTCGACACAGTTGAGGTGATATTGATGCTTGAAGA